AACAACGGTAGAATCTACCCTCGTAAGATTCTTGAAGCACAAGTTCAAGCTATCCAAGAGAAGATTGGTGACCGTTCGTTAGTTGGTGCTCTCGACCACCCAGCTAATGATGCTATCCACCTTTCGCAAGCCTCGCACGTTATCACTGGTTTAAGTGTAGATAAGGATGGCTCGGTTATTGGTGAGTGCGAAATCCTTTCGACTCCTAACGGTAAGATTGTCGAAGCCCTGATCAACGACGGTGTGAAGATTGGTATCTCTAGCCGTGGTGTTGGTAGCGTCACGGAAGGCATCAAAGGCAAGATCGTCAACGAAGACTTCAAGCTTATCACGTTCGACCTTGTGTCGGACCCTTCCACAAGAGGTGCCTTCCCTGAGCTTACGGAGTCGATTCGTGAAAACAGTCAACGTGCTCAGGAAATTGTGTCTAAGCATAGGAAGGAAAGAGTTCTCCTTACTATGCTTGAAAGCAAAGTGAATGAAGCTTTGAAAGGTAAGCAAAAGAAGCTTGATAAGAACAAAAACAATAAACTTGATTCTCAAGATTTCGAGATCCTCAGAAACGAATCTGAGAGTAGAGTCGCTAGACAAGCTGCTAAAATGCAAGCAAGAAAGAAAAAGATAAAAGCCAAGCAAAAGGGGGATACCGCCGCCGCTGAAGCTGCCGCCGCTCAGGAAAATCTTTTAAGCTCTACAGAGATATTAGGTAGAACAGTTGTCGAAGCTTTTAAGAAAGTTTGCTGGGGTGATCGTTATGATGAAAGATCAGAAGAAGCTAAAATGAAGAGACGGCAAAAGAAAGCTGGGGAGGAAGAATCCGCGAAGCAAGATCCTAACCTAGAGATTAAAGCGGCAACTCAACCCGAAAGAAAGGACAGGTATAATAAAGCGATGAAGAAGGGTGGTCTTGCCGGTGCTCGACGAGCCGCCGCTAGAATGGAAAGAAATAAACACTTGGAGTCCCCTAAGGTAGCAAAAGCAAAGAGGATGATCACTAAAGGAGCCACAGGCGTTCCGCCTGGGCCAGGAGATAAGAAAAGCTCAAGAACAGCTATGAAGTATGGTTCTCAGAACTCTTCTACAGAGATATTAGGTAGAACAGTTGTCGAAGCCTTCAAGAAAGTTTGCTGGGGTGATCGTTATGATGAGGGTGAGGCTAAGGGGAGGAAGCCTGACCGACAAGATCCTAAAAAAGATTTGAAGAAAGTTACAACGGGTGTAAAGCCTATAAAAACTAAGGGTAAAGAACATCTGTACAGGGGACTTCCTAAGACGTTTAGAGGATACGGAACCTCACAAAAGGACTCGATAGAACTCTTTGGTGATATTATTTTTGAAACCTTTGCTGGGTTAGACACAGAAAAAAGGGCTAGGGATGCTGACAAAGTTACTAAGGGTCTTCGTAAGCTGATGAAGAAAGAAAAAGCATCTCCTAGAATAAAACCTGGAGGTGAAGAGGCAGCGGCTCAAAAATTAGATATACTGGGACAACATGCGCTTGCTGCGGGCACTCGCGGTGGGGCTTTCACAGATCAGTTCTCAAATAAGCCATCAGCCGCCCAAAGATTTTCAAAGCATTTTCAAAAAAGAGGTGCTCAAGGCGAGCACGATATAGCACTTGCTAGAGGTCTTAAAAATAGAAACAGAGGTAATAAAAAATGAGTGCTTTCAGAAACTACCTCAGCGAAGGTGTGGTTAAAAGTAGAAACAAAGAAGCTAAAAGACGATTTATGGCCAACGTGGGGAAGGTGGGTCTTGCTGCCGAAAGGAGAGCCCAAGGTATAATTAAATCAAGAGGCCCCCGCGATCAAGAAGAGAAATTAAAGAGTAGAAAAAAAGCGGAGGAAGTTGCTGCTGGTCGGGCTGTTAGACAAGGTAAACGTACAAGTGGTTACGAGCGTGATGCCAAAGTAACAAAAAGAATCTATGACGCTGGAAGACAAGCATCGGACCATGCCACAAAGCAAAACTCATCCACCACAATCGAAAGATTTGCTGATGTGATCCGAGAGCGTTGCTGGAAGGGTTACAAGCCGGTCAAAGGTAAGAAACCATACTCTAAGGGCTCTTGCAAGAAAAAATAATTAGTATTAAAAATACACAACTACCCTACATACCTACATAGAGGTCAATTATGTCGAACAGCAAAGATATTTTAGATTCGGTTGCCGAGTATCTGCCTGAAGGCTTAGATGAGAATACCTTGGAAAAGGTCTCTAAGCTCGTCGCAGTCATCATCGAGCAACGAGTCGAAGAGCAAGTTAGTGACCTGTCCACGAAGGTCCAATCTTTTATTCGTGGAAACATTGAGAAGCTGAAAGAGCAAGCCCTTAAGGAGCTTGAGCTTGAAAACGAGACGTTCCGTAACGCTCAAATGTTCGAAACCGTCCGCTCGATGTTTGCTTTAGAGAACACCAACCAAGATGAAATGAATGGTATGGAAGTTCTCGCATCTCTTGGCGAGCAACAGGAAGAGAAGAACCAAGCTCTTCTGCGTCAAGTTGATAAGCTCCTCAAGGAGAACGTCAGCTTAAAGCGTCAAGCTAAGGTTGCAAACGATAAAACGCACAAGTTAGAAGAGGCTCTGCAAACTATCCATGGAGAAATGGAAAGTCTGCAAGAATCGGCTAACGCTGAGAGGAAGCTCTCGGAAACGGCACTGGTCGTTAGTGAAGATAACTTCAAAGTGAAGGAAGCTAACGAAAAGTTAAATGAAAACCACGCTGGCCACGCGAATGAGTGGATCCATCAAGGCGTGTTAGAAAAACTCAACAGTTATAGAGGTTAATTATGACCGCATTAGATAGAAACGATTTACTGAAGCGTTGGGAACCACTCCTTGAAGGTATCGGGGATGATCACATCGCGTACCAGACTGCTCGTCTCTTTGAAAACCAAGCCAAAGAATTCACGAAGCAGAATCTGAACGAAGAACTGAGCCAAGCTGCCACGACAACTGGTAAGATCGGCACGTTCCAAAAGTTTGCCTTCCCGCTGATTCGTCGCACCTACCCGGAACTCATGTTCAACAAGATCGGTGCCACCCAGGCGATGGACGGCCCTGTGTCGCAGATCTTCTACATGGGTAACTCGCGTGCCATCGGTTCGACCGAGCAAGTGATGTACTCGAAGTTCAACATCACGCCGCGTAACCTCGTTGCGACTAAGATTGGCCACACGGATGCTAGTAACCCGGTCAACGCTAACTTCGCTACCCCTGATTTAGATTACGGCGATGTCTCGGGCGATCAGGGCTTTGACCTGTCGAATGTCCTTAACGCCTCGTCTAACGGTGCCGTTACCGCGACGATGGGTGGCAAGCTCGCGGCGTTCCCTGATTCGGCTAACATCCTGGGCTACTCGGTTTCGGCTGGTGAGCGTCTCGCGGGCTCGGCTATCCCTGAGGTTAACATGCATATCCAGAAACAGACGGTTCAAGCGCGTGAGCGTAAGATGAGAGCCCTCTGGACCCTGGAAGCCGCTCAAGACCTGAAGGCTTACCACAACCTGGACATGGAAGCTGAACTCACGGACCTTCTGTCGAAGGAGATGAACCTGGAAATCGACCGTGAACTGATCGAGGACATCCGTATGATTGCTTACGGCGCTGGTGCTATTAATACTGCTTACGGTGGCTGGTACCTGAAGTCGCTCTACCAAGGTGGCGCTGATGACTTCGGTGACATCGGGGGCGATCCAGCCGCCGCTAACAATGGTGGCACATTCGTCGCGGGTGCTTATGAGTACGACTTCAAACAGGACCTTAAGGATGAAGATTTAGTTGACGGCAACGGTGGCATCAGCCGTAAATACTCGAACATCTACGTGATGGATCTCAACCGCTTCGCCAACAAGGATGCAGCGTTCGCTCCGCAGACCCTGGGTCACGTATACTCGAACGTCCTGGCTCTGATCAACTTTGCGAGCACGGACATCTACCGCACGACCCTGCGCGGTCCTGGTAACGTCCTGATCACCTCGCCAGTAATCGCGTCGATGCTTGAGTCTGCTGCGAAGCTTGAGGGTGGCCTGCCGGAAGGTATGGGTCCGACTAACATGGGCGGCAACCAAATCCAATACGCTGGCAAGTTCGCTGGTAAGTACGATCTGGTCATCGACCCGATGTTCCCAGAAGATGAAATCATCGTCGGCTACAAGGGTAGCAACGCGATGGATGCGGGCTTCTTCTACTGCCCATACATCCCGGTCCAGCCGCTGGATACGGTAGTTGATCCTGAGACCTTCCAGCCGAGAAAGGGCATCCTGACTCGCTACGGCAAGGTTGCGGTTCAACCGGCCTCGCGCTTCTACCGCGTGATTCGCCTGATCGGCACGGGTGCTGATTACCTGACACCTGAGATCTTCAGACAAACCAGTAATGGTGCTGTCGATCTGAGCACGCTCTACGCTAACGGTGGTGATCTGCCTCTGAGCTAATAGCTTAAGCTAAACAACGGAAGAAAGGGCTCAGTTTATACTGAGTCCTTTTTTCATTTCTAGGGTAAATATATTTGTTATGGGTGATAAAATAGGAATACCAAGAGTTAAAGCTTATGGATCATCTTATGGCACTTACGGTGGTAATAGACTGAAAGACTACAAGAGCCCTAAAGATAAAGATCTTAATAACAAAGACTTCAAAGACGTAAACGAATTTAAAACGTTTAATAAAACTATTAAAGATTATGTCTTAGCTAAGTTAGGTTATCCTGTTATTGATGTTGAGCTTGATGATTTCCAAATACAAATCTGTATTGATGAGGCCATCTCTAAGCTTGAGTATCATGCACCTGATTGGATGACTCAATACGCTACCTTCGATACGTCGGGTGGCATCAATGTATATGAGCTTCCACAAGAGATTGCGGACAATTTAAATGACTGCTGGTACAGACGAGACTTCTTCAAGTTTGGTGCAAACCCTGGCTCACTTGAGTTTGATTTTGCTATCATGTTCTTTACGAATACTGGTTTATTTAATAATTATAATGTTAGCCAGTACCTTCTTATGCAACAATACCTGAAGCAGGTTAAGAATGTATTAGGTCAGATGTCTACGTGGCAACTTGTGAATAATAAGTATCTTCACATTTGGCCTGTGCCTGAGACAAACGATGAGGCTGTTCTTTTAGAGTTCAGAGCATTTGATCCTAACACAATTCACCACGCTTACAAGAGTTGGGTGCAGAGATACACGTTGGCTTTGTCTAAGGAGATCTTAGGTGGCATCCGTGGTAAGTATCAGACTCTCCCAGGTCCAGGTGGAGGCACAAGATTAAACGGCGCTGAATTAAGTGCTGAGGCTCAGAGGGAAAAGGAGATGCTCATAGAGGAGCTTACGACCGAGATCGAAGGGCCTGCATTATTTGATATCTTCTAATGTCTAGATTCAAGGTAAACACACCTCCTACAAACTTTCCTGAGGAGAGAGATACAAGGCTGTCGTTATTCAAAAAGAAGAACGATAAGAACTTGTTTAACATGGTAGATGCTGAGAATATTAAATTATCAGGCTCACGTATTAAAGTGTTCGAATACATTCCGTCTAATGACATTGATGATGTTTACCAGGAATCAAGACAAAAGACAATTGCACATGAGCCAGTAACATTATGGGCTCACTATGATCCTCGTCCAATTGAAGAAAACTTATCTCAGTTTGGTGTGGAGATGCAGATTGATCAGGTGTTCGTCTTTAATAAATCCTACACTGAAAATATATTAGGTCGCTCCATTGCCATAGGTGATGTCTTGCAACCTGAGTTCCAAGAGATGAAGTTTGAAGTGTTCGAAGTTCAGGAAGACAGCTTTGAGGCATATGGTGTTTATCACTTAATGGTTCATGCGAAGCTCCTGAGAGACACTCAAGATATTCACAACCAAAGTTTCTTTGATCGTCCCGATCAAGTAGGAGGTCGTTACTGATGACTATACCTGAAACTACAGAAGTTAGGAACAGGATCAAGCAGATGACCACAACAAAGCTGCTCCCTGTTATTGATAATGTTTACAAAGAAAGTCTAAGAAGTATGCTACACATTTTTGGAAACATTTACTACTTAGATGCAAACGCTAATAGAGTTAAAGTTAATTGCTCGCACGGAAATCCAGAGAGGATAGTAGGAAAGTTAAAAGCCGATAATACTTTAGTGCTTCCAATGATTACAATTGTTGAAACACAGACAGACTCTGATCCTAACAGAATGAGATATCAAAATCTAATATCTGAGACTACTTGGGATAGTGAAAAGTTAAGAGCTACTAGAGTTTTAAGTATGCCCCCGCGACCTATAAATATTACTTATGAAGTTAATATTTGGACTAAATATAAAGCGGATATGGACATGCTTAGGTCTAACATATTCTCATTGTTTAGTCCTGACATAAACATTGAAACACAATACTCTGTTCATAATAAAGCTTTTATAAACAATGAACGAGAGGTAGGGAGTGTTACTGCTGCGGATACAGGTGATAGGATACTTCAAAAGTCTATAAGCATAACTTTAGAAACCTACATCCCCAGTCCTAAATTCTTCTTTACAAACACAGGCGAGATTAAAGAATTTGGAGTCTAAATGGCTATCAGTATCAACATTGATGAGACCCCCTTACGTCCTAATGTAAGCCCAGCTAAACCTAAATCAAAAAGAGGGCCTGTAACATTCTTTGTTGATATTGAGGCACCTCTTGGTAGGAGCGTAAAAAGGAATCTAACTCGTGGTGTAAATGACCTAGACGATTCTTATGAACCGCCTCCAGTGTCAGTATCTTTGGAGGCATTGCTGCTGTCCTTAAGTGTTTCATCTACATTCTATTGGGATACTCCTGTTGCTTTCGATCCTATCACTGCCGACTTCTTCTTACAACAATTTGAAGTGGGTGTTGGTGGTAACATTGATGTACCAGACTTAGAGCTTTCTGTCGATATTGAAACAACTGCACAGGCTTCAATATCTCGTGCTCCAATTGTTGTTGATCTGACCTTACCACAAGTCACTACTAATAAGACAATAACGTTTGAGCCAATTGATATTGGCCTGAGCTTGCCAAACCTTGAAAGTAATATTGAAACTAGCGTTGATACAATCGCTATTGATCTCACACTGCCTGCACTCAGCACTGATAAGGAAACGAGCTTTGACCCAATCAGTCTTACTATGAGCCTGCCTGATTCTCAAGCAGTAAGCGATATTTATGGTGATCTGGCTGTTGTTGATCTTTCTGTTGCTGGCACCCTTGATATAGGAATCAATATCAATCTCCCTGCCTCTATGGAATCAGCACAGGATGACGATACTCCTTCTTTTGATTCTTCTTTACTTCTTGATACTTACAGTAGTGCAGAAGCGGCCTACTCTGTTAGAAAACTTAGTTCAACCTATAGTGGTCCTTGCATGAAGGTGCGTAAGGACGACGGTGTAGATACCGGCACTGACATTGGGTTCGATGCTGATGGCAACCTCAACATCGCTGCCATTGCGGCGCGCTGCGGAACAGACAACGGCTACGTTGTTACGTGGTATGACCAGAGCGGGAACGGTAAGGACGCGACGCAGGCGACGACGACGCTACAGCCTCAAATCTACAACGGGTCAGCGGTGTTGACCAAGAACAGCAAGCCAGCACTGCGGTTCGATAACGACAGAATGGACGCTTCGATCACATTTGGAGCAGCGGAAAGCAACAGCTACTTCGTCGTAGTGGCCGCAGATAACGTTGCCGGACACCATAGAATCATCGAAGCACAAGGCAGCGGCTCCCAATTTAGGAACATGACGATCCTGTCCAGCTACGTCAATGTGTTTGACGGCTCAAATGCTTTGAATGGAGGGACGCCGATAAACGGCGTGCAACTGTTAGCCGAAGGCCACTACTCAACAAACAACGGTAGGGTCTATGTCGATGGCACTTTAGAAGGCACTGCCACGACATGGGTTCAGCAAGCCACTACCTCGTTCAAGATCGGAGAAGGCTTCAGTGACTTAGTTGGTGAGCTTCAAGAGTTGTTGGTCTACAAGCCGGACCAAGCAGTTGCAGGCAACCGCGCTGGCATCGAGTCGGACATCAACACCTATTACTTCGGCCCGGATCTCCTCCTAGACACCTACCCAAGCTCTGCTGCTGCATACTCTGTCCGCAAGCTGTCGAAGTATTACCAAGGCCCCTGCATGAAGGTCCGTCGTGCTGACGGAGTAGACACTGGGATTGACATCGGGTTCGATTCTGATGGTAACCTGGACACCGCTGACATCGCGGCACACTGCGGAACAGACAACGGCTACGTGGTCACATGGTATGACCAGAGCGGGAGCGGCAACAACGCAACGCAAGCCACGCCGACCAACCAGCCTCAGATATACAACGGGACGGCGGTCATCACCCAGAACGGCAAACCCTGCTTGTATTTCCCGACGACCCAAATCTTGTCGGCGGCTGGAGCGGCAACAGTAGGTAGCCGATTGCGATCGCAGTGGTCGGTCTTTAGTTTGGAAGCAGGCACAGACTATGCAGCGCCGTGGTCTGCTGGTTTGCGTTCCCAAATCCAGCCGCCAGATTCGAATCTGAAGCCCAACTTGTATGTCAACCGAACCGGCGGCTCGCCAAGCATAACCGCAGCGTCGGGCATCAACCTCAATCAGCAATACTTGCGCGGCGACATCGCTGACACCGTTACAGCAGAAAGTTTCATAGATGGGTCGTCAGTATTGTCAGGGTCGGACAACAACAGCGATTGGGCTACTTCAGACCTAGTCGTAGCTCAACCTGGAGACCGTGGGCCGTTCAAGGTTGCAGAGTGCATCTTGTATGAGTCCGACCAATCCTCTAACCGCACCGGCATTGAGTCGGACATCAACACCTACTACTCGATCTACTCATAATCCATGTTATAGGTTAATAATTTAAGAGCAGTTTAAATAACATTTCAACCTAAATACTATAGGAGTTTTACATATGGTTTGGACTAATTTAGGCAAGCAAAAGATGTTTGAAGAGTTTTTCTGCTCTGGTGCGGTTGACGCTCAATTCAGATTAGTTCTTTGTAGTGCCACTAATACTGAAGGTAGCTGGAGCTACGATACAAGCACAACAACACAAGTCAGTGCTGTTTCTTCTTTACCTACTGGTGATAGCACTCAGGGTGGTACTTCTGGTTTGATTGTCCTTAGAGATGCCACTGGGGACGCTGCTAACTTTGACGTATCTAGTCACACAGATCTAGGGTTAGCAAGTGCAGTCAGGGCAGTTCTCCAAACTGGCGATAATGCTTATCAATTCTCCGGTGCATTTGAAGGTGCTAGGTATGTGGTTCTTGCTGCTGCCGGTGCTGAAGGTTCTGCCTTTGATTTTACATCAGGGAAAGATATTTATGCTTGGTGGGATATAGGTTCCGCTCAAGACATAACAGCAGGAAATACTTTAACTATTACTAGCCTATCTTTGCAGGGACAATAATAAATATAGTAGGAGCTTTTACATGAAAACCATAAAGAACATTAGTATGCAAGGGTTTAGTATCCCTTTCGGAACACGCAAAGGTGTAAGGACAATATTCTTAACACCTAAGCAACAAATTGAAGTGCCTGATGACTGGAAAAGTAAGATCGCTGAGAACTTAGTTCACCGTAGAATGGTTAAAATTGTTCACGTTCCTGATCCGGCACCCGTTACCGCTGTTAAAGCTTCCTCTAAAAAAACCAGAACAACAAACCCTGAAACGAGTAATTAACCATGACAATACCAACCAGCCCATCTGTTGTAGTTCTTGAAAATGATGTTTCTATCTACACCCCTAATGCTAATTCAAGCGTTGTAGGTGTAGTTGGCTTTGCTAACAAAGGCCCTATTAATAAAGCTACTCTTGTTACAAGTCAAGAAAATCTTATTAGATTATTTGGTCAGCCTGACGTTAATTTAGTTGGGCAAGGTCTTGAGGGTGCCCTTGAGATTTTAGAAGCAACTAATCAAATGTATTTTGTAAGAGGTATTGATTCCGGTTCGGAAACATCTTACGCTTCTGCTGCTGTGCCTGTCGGAGCATCGCCTGCTGTTCAAATAGGAGGATACACTCTGAGTGAAGATCCTTCGTCCATCTACTACTCGGTTACGGATGATGCGGGAGCTACAACTCTGACCGGGGTTGTTAGTATTGTAAGCTCAACAACCAATAACACAATTGCTAAAGCATTTACAGCAGCTTTTAATCCTGAAGTAATTGGTTCGCAGAATGTATTCGCCCATGTTGATGGTACAGATGTTTTCTTAGCTTCTAAGTTCGCGGGGTCGGGGGCTTCTTTACAAGTTTCGGCTGATGATACGTCTTTAGTCTTCTCGTCTCTTGATATCAGTGGTGATGCGAAGTCTGCTGGTGCAGCTTCTAATCTTACGGTTAGTGGGTATACCGCTTCTAACGTTAACTTATATGTTAACTCTAATTACCCTGGAACTGGCTACAACTTAAGAACTCTTCGAGACGGTGCGACGAGAGGCGTATCAGTTGAAGTTAACAATATCTCTACGAGAGATCAATTAGTTGTAAATAGTGATGGTGCTCAGGTTGAATCCTTTAATGAGATTGAACTTAGCCCTTCGAGTGCTAAGTCTATTGAGTATCTTCTGAATGTTACTCTTGAAAATAATGAATCTCAATATGTCTTTGCTGAGTTAAAGACTACTGCCGGTGGAGATTATGTCGCAAAGGATCAATTCGGAGATAAGACTACTGCTGCTGGCTTTACAGGCAATGGCGAAAACGGGGCTGCGGCAACCCCACGATTCTTGAAAGTTGTTGAAGGCACCTATTCTCTCGCAGGAGGAGACAGTGGAGCTACAGGAGCCAGTGCCCTTATAGGTTCTGCATCTACTAAAACAGGAATTTATGCTCTGGACGATGATACCTTGAACATTTCCATAGGTGTCATTCCTGGTATCTACGATGACGCTGTTCAGAATGCTTTCATTAGCCTCGCAGAAACATCTAAAAACTTCTTAGCAATAACGTCTCCTCCTTTAGGGCTTGCTGAGGTTCAAGAGGCTATTCAATGGATGAACGGTCAAGATCCAACGGCTAGAGAGTCTGCTCTTAACTCCTCTTACGCTGCTGTTTACTGGCCTTGGGTTCAGGTCTTCAATGCTTTTGCGGGTGCTGATGAGTGGTATGATCCTGCTATCTTTGCTGCTCGACAGTGTGTCTTTACTGACTCTGTCTCTGAGCCGTGGTTCGCCCCAGCGGGTGTCAGAAGAGGTCGCTTAACTAAACCTACTAATACTGAGGTTATTGTTAATCAAGGTGACAGAGATGCTCTTTACTCAAACTCGATTAACCCGATCACAAACGATCCTACTCTCGGCATAACAATCTTCGGTCAAAGAACAACTCAGAGAGCACCAACTGCTCTTGATAGAGTTAACGTTCGCAGACTTATGATTTATGTTAGAAAAACTTTACTTGAACTTGGAAAGCCTTTCCAGTTTGAGCCTAACGATCAGTTCACTTGGGAACAGGTTGAAGACGCTATCAACCCATTCTTAAACGATCTCTTGGCTAGAAGAGCTATCCTTGAGGGCGCAGTTAAGTGTAACTCGGAAACGAACACTCCCGCAAGAGTTGATAGGAACGAACTTTGGTGTTCGGTCACTATCAAGCCTACTAAGGCTGCTGAAACGATTGTCTTTGAAGTTAACCTTACAAGCCAATCGGCAACAATTAACTAATAATCATGGCAAACACTAGTTACATAAAAAATGCATATAGATCAGGCTTTACGCCTGGGAAAACCTTACCTAAGATCTCTACTTCTCTTGATTCTGTTAGATCTTATCAGTTTGAGGTTCGGTTTCACGAAATTCCTCCTTTTGCTAATTCCCTTGGCAACCTCACTCAAGGATTGAATGCTGGTACAATCGGTGGAGCAATTCAAGCTGCTGTCGGTTTAGCGGGACTGGAACAACAAAATGTGTTAACTACCGCTGCTAAACAGGTCAGCCCTATTGGTGGGTCGGTGGATGACATTGTGGTTGATCGTTTAAATGATAAGGTTTACTACCCTGGTAAATACACTCCAGAGAACGTCACCATAACATTTGATAACCAACTACTTTCTACTGCAACGCCAACTCTTTACAATTGGTTCAAAACAATTTATGATCCGATTAGTGGTGATGCAGTGAAGTTAGCTGCTCCCGGTGGTCCTGGTAATAGATCTTTCAAGTGTTCGAAGATGACAATTATGGAGCTTGATAACACTAATGATCCTCATGCTTTCATTCAGGTCTATGGTGTTTACCCAACAACTGTCAGATTCTCGGAGAAAAACTACTCTACGAATGATTTCTCCACAGTCGAAGTGACCTTCCGCTTTGATTTCATGGATTACGGAAAGGGTATCGCTAACTAAGACTATTAGCTGAATTCAAAGTAGCCTCTGCTCTAAATAAGAGTGGGGGCTATTTGTCTATTATAAGTTATGGACTTTTTCACGGAACTTTTGGAGAGCTTCAGTCGGAAGCACAATCGCAGGCTTAAATTACTTGAAGCTAAGAACGATCCTGTTGATCCTAATCGAGTTAAATCGGCTTCGGAAGTTTTACGTAATAGTGGCCTTGGAACTCAGTCAAATCAAGTGACCATTAATGGTTTTGTAGGCGGCGTTCAAAAGCCCATAGAAGTTAAGTATAATCCTGAGACAGGTAATCTGCAAGTTCACAACACATATGTTTCTTGGAATCCTAACTCTAAACAGATAGTGTCTGGCGATCAGAAGAAACTCAAGAAAGCAGTTACGCAATTGATAGGTGAAGCTCCCAAAAAAAGTGAAGAGGACCTTACAGACGAGGAGAAGGAAAAGCAAGAATTAGAAGCTTCCTACCAAAGAACTGTTGGAGAAGGCGTTGCTCCGGGTGTAACTCTTTCAATGGGTAACTTCCAAAGTGAAGAGGCTAGGGAGGATGCAGTTAGAGCACTTCAAAGTATGGTAGCATACGCTGAAGGAGCCTTCAATAGACTTGGACTGAATGTGAACAAGTATAAGTCTTACTTCTTTGGAGGTCGTAGTGAATCTTTAGAGAAGAGAATATCTGAGAGTAATAAATTCTTAACATACAACGAAGAGTTTAAAGGCTATGTGTTTGAAGATGGTGAGCTTATTGACGATCAAATCGTAGGCATCACTGAGACCCTTGAGAACATGATGAAGTCTCTAGCTACCGAGACTTGCCCTGAGGGAGAGCAGTCCTTTACTAAGAATATAGCTCAGACAAGTCGAGGTGAGATAGTATTATCTCCTCACGCAGATGCATCCCTCAATGAAGCTCTTGTGTTCACAGACAATCGAGGTGAGCTTAATAAAGTTGTATCGGAAGCTTTTAAAAGTTGTGGTTTCCCCGACGGCATACCCCAGATAAATATTTTAAGTGAGGAGACAGGTGGCAACTCGGACAACAACACCTTAGGCACAGGGTTTGAGTTGTTTCAAAAGCTTGCTATCCTGGTGAACAGGTCTTCTGAGATAAAGAAAGCAGGGGGTGAATTACCTTCTGATGTTGCTGCTGAGTTAAATCTTGTAGCTAGAAATCTTCAGAAGAAGATGGCGGGTCTGAGTGCAAGTGCCAGGACAGCTTTCATTGTTCAGAAAACAGCAGGATTATCCCCTGAAGATTCAGCACTCGTTAATGATCTAAAGGATCTTTTGACGGAGACGGATGATGATGGCATCTCTTTATACAAGAAGATGCTTGAGTTCTCAATGGCTATCGTCCGTGATAGAAATCCAGGCTACATTACTGAGGCTGGGCAGGAGACTAAGTTCGGACAGCGACAAGACATTAGAGAGTATTACTCAACTCCTGAGGAGGCTAGAGATGCGTTAGCGAGATCTGGTCTTAACCCTGATAACTTTAGGATGTTAACGATTGGTGAACTACAGGAGAGAGGATACATTACAGACAGAGACGCAAGAGCGATGCTAGCCTTGAACATTGCTCCAGATGAAAACACTCCCATAGCCGTTGCGAAAACTAGCATGAAGGCTTACAAATCTTTAAAGCGTGTAACCTGGGGTAAGGGTAGTGAGAATACTTACCTGGAGATGATGGAAGGGGAGTTAGAAGGTGATAATTACAGCGATCTAACAAACACAATGCTGGACGACTTTGGTGTTGCAGAAGAGAACAGGCAGGCTGAATGGGATCGTATGCGTAAGTATCACCAAAGAACTATAGCTGACGTTCACAGAACTATTGAGAGTGTCCCTCTTAACACTGATGCACTTACAGATACTGGTGTTAAGATTGCAGTTAAGTCTGGTGATATCTTTGCTCAAGATATAGCGGGTTGGTTGTCGAAGAACTCAACATATAAGGAGTTAGTTTCTGGCTCAGTTGGTGAGATATCTAAGATCTGTAATCGAGTCATTAAGGAGAAGTCTAAGACCTACACTAAGGAAGCTGTATATGCAAGGCTTCAAAAGGAAGTTGCTACCTTCCTCACTCACAAGAAATTACAGCAGGATCTGAACAGTTCAAAAGCTTCAACCAGACAGGATGCCTTAAGGTCCATCTTATCGAAGGCATATCACGCTGGGGGTTCGGACGATTCCAAGCTCAACGAAACTGCATTCGGCTGGGCAGAAGCTAGAACTCACGTACTATCGAGAAACGATGTATTCCGAGACATCGCAAGAGGTAAGAAAGGTTGGGACATAGACTTTGATGGTTCAGACTTTGGCAAAGGCATCATCCACTTCTCAAGTGGTCCTGCCAAGTTATTCTTGAACACTATTGCAAAGGCTACGAGAACCAAGAAGGACAGAAGGGGTAACATCAACAATGAAGCTACTCTAATTGTTAACGAGGAAGCGAGTGACATGTATGACAAGCGAGAGAAAAAGAACCTCAATGCATCAACTGAGATTCTAAATGCTCTGGGCAAGCTGCAAGAAGCCTTAGCTGTCATTGAGAAAAAAGTGAGTGTCTTCAACGCACAATAAATCACACATCTTAAACATAGCTATCTCCAACTCATCAATGTAGCCTTTAAACATCCAACCCTTCACTGGTAGGTCAGTCTGGTTAGTTATAGCCACAGGTTCCTGACGATTCTGACCAATAATCAGTAAAAACTTTTTAGAAGACTTCTTAGAATCTCGATGTGCTTGGTCTATCATCTTTGAAATTGTTGATTTAGGATTTAATAAATCACTTACTTGTTCTCCATCATATCCTTTCTTACATTCAATAACATACTTAAACTTTTCTGGTGTTATTAAATCACCATATACTTTTAAGTATTCAGGTAATGTATGTGTTGTAGCAAATGCTCCAGACCCAGGTGTTCTGCAAAACTCTTTAGTGTCGAATCTCTCGTTAAGGATCTTAGCAATCTTGTTCTCAAACCTGTTCCCCTTAGCTCTTGAGTTTACTTTCTTTTTCTTTTTTAATGGTGTTACGTCAAAATCGTCTTTCATATTAAATCCTATAAGCTATAATAGGCTATGGATAAAGTATCGTTAAAGTTAGATGATGCAAAGTTTAAATTAATAGAACGCAGTAGAGGACGTATGAAGATCCAAATTAAATTTTCTAAGGAAGAAGCCGAAGGCTTCAAGAACTTTTGTAAGTTGAAGCCGCCAGAGCTTGATGACGAGACTTTCTACAAGCAAATCTTCTTTGCTGGTTGCAATGTGATGACCGAACAGATTCAGGCTTTGGTTCAGGCACATAAGGAAGCTCAAGAGAAGGAAACTGAAGAGAAAGATGAGCAAACAGAAGAACAACTTCAAGACCAATAAGATCTTCAATACGAAGCACTTAGAGTCAGTTATAAACTCTCACATTGAGAGTAAGCAGAACTCTTACTATCTCATTACTAACACATGGGATAAGGTTTGCAACTACTTTAATGATAGGCTTCCGAACGATGGCACTACGGATCTGAACGTCATTGATATTTTTAATGTGCCTAACGCGCTAGACGTAATCAAGTCTGCAATCAAGAATCACAGGGAGACGATCTCAACGTCGTGTCTGTCTCGTTATGATCAGCTTCCCATGTTGGTAGTGATTCACAAGACTTTCCCTCGCGTTGTTTCTTACAACGGGTCAGTCGGTGCTGAACTTGGAATCTAGATAGAGCTTGGATCCTTTGGTATACCCATCTTGTGGTTCCGATAGGATTCAAGCTTCTCATTATACTTCTTGTTCTTGGAGTAGATGAGTCGCAGGTTGTTCAAGATAACTGTTGTAAAATAGTTGAACGCTTGCCCAGACTCCCTCTTGAAGTTGTAGAGGACTTTGAGTATAAGTAGGAAGCACTCTTGCTTGGCTTCCTCGTGATCTACATTGAACTTAAAAGATAACATGAGTCTACTGACCAGAGTGTCGAACATTTCGAAGAGTTCATTCTCATTTGAGCGGTCACCCGCCTTGAACTCTTGAATCAGTTCCTCGAATCTTTTGTTATCAATGTAGTAACTCACCTACTATCATAGTCTTATGCCGCAACTAAGTTTCAAGGGTACCAATCCTAAGTGTGAGGGATGTCCTGCACTTAAGATGAACCTTCCCACACACACGATCCTTGATTACGAATACAAGGACACACCCGTAGACATCCTGTTCATCTCGGACTCAGCTAAGATGTTCGAGGGTGAGTACACCGCGTTCCGTCCACAGGAATACAATGTGATCCAACGCGAGCTTGCAAGGTTCACCCATCAGTGGACTGTGGGATACACAACGGCGGTGAAGTGTCCGAACATTACCTCTGAAAATCTTAGCACAGGTATTAAAAAATCTTGTAGGATTCACCTACATGATACCATCGACCACTACAAGCCTCGACTTGTTTTTGCATGTGGTAAAGTTGCGACCACTCTTCTTTACGGTAAAGCCAAAGAGGAGAGTAAGATTCGTGGTAAGGTTGATACGTTGGTTACTGACGGAGGAACGTCATTCCAGGTAGTGCCTATTATTCACCCATTCCAGGTCGTAGCAGAGCCTAAGAACGCCTATCTCTTTAGGACTGACCTAGAGAACGCTCTAAATAACGAGCTTTTAGGGAAGGCCACAGACGCTCAAGTAGACCATACATTGGCCATGAGTATCTCTGAGTTGCGTGAAGTTGAGGGTGAGTTTATTGATACCACCTTGGACCTCGCTATCGACATCGAAACGACTGGTCTGAACTTCCTTGAGGATACGATACATACTGTGTCGATGACGCTGGTAAACAGGGATACAGGTGAGCTTGGTCGAACTCTCGTTCTACCTATAGATCACCGCGAGGCCAAGCTTGGGTATAAAATTAAAAGTGAGTTCATGAAGTTCATCTGCAAGGTAATGGCTAACAAGAACAACAGGAAGGTCTTGCAAAACGCAGGCTTCGACCTTAAGTTCCTGAAGCGATATGGTGTGGACGAAGTGTATAATGTATACGACACTAAGCTGCTGCAACACCTCTACAAAGAGGATGTTCCGAAGTCGCTCGCTGATCTTGTTTACTACTACTTCCCAGAAGAAAAGTTCTAATGCTCACAGTTGAAGGTAAGAAGTTCGATTGGAAGAACATCCCACTCATTCAATGTGTCGAAGGTAATGCTAAAGATACCTACGCAACTGCAAAAGTGTATGTAAAACTACTCGAAGAGGTTAGGCAAAAGGGACTAGAAAAGCTGTATGAGAAGCTGATTGCACCTCTCACTGTCGCCTTTCGTGACATGGAGTTTGAAGGTCTTCTCATCGACGAGAACAAGTTGAACGAGCTAGACATTGAACTCCAAGAGAAGATTAAGCTAGCTGACGTAGCTCTTCGAGAGGCTGCTGGTTTGGAGGATGGATCAAACCTCAACTCAACTAACCAGCTTGTGAAGATCATCTACTCGTTTGAGAAAAACGATGATGGTGAGTGGATTCAGGTTGAAGACTTTGGCCTGGGGTTGTATCCTTTCGAGTTCACTAAGAAGGGTGCTCCCTCCACTAACGAGGAGACACTAACCAAGGTGAAGGCAATGGTTGAAGAAGAGTTTACTGCGAGAGGATTGAAGCTTGAGGGATAACGACGAAGCAAACATCGCAAGGGCTGTGCTGAACAGCATGACCGATGATCAGGTAAAGGCTGCTAAGAGATTCTTTGATCGTTTCTCTGAATACAAGAAGCTGACCAAGTTGCACTCCGTATATATCGAAGGTGCTCGTACTGCACTTGGTAACACTGGCAACAGCCGTATGTATGTAAAGTATAACATCGACGGCACTGTTACTGGTCGTATCTCTAACTCAGGTGCGAACGTCGGCAGGAAGAAGGAAAACAAGATCGGTGTGTCGTTCCACACTTTGCCTCGTGAATCTCTGGATGTAAACATCCGTGATTACGTGGTGGCACCTAAGGGTCACGACTTCATTACCATCGACATGAAAGCGATGGAGTTGCGTGTGCTTGCTCACGTTGCCAATGAAGAGAACATGATTCACGCCTTTAAGTCTGGTGTGGACTTGCACAGCTATTCTGCGGGACTGACGTTCAACAAGGATCCTGAGGATGTTACCAAACTCGAACGACAGATTGCTAAGGAAGTTAGCTTCCTTACTGTGTATGGTGGAACTGCCTACACGCTGGCATCCAAGCGTAACATCCCTGAGGAACGTGCGGAGGAGATTATCAATAGCTGGCTGCGTGCTTTCCCTGGTGTTGGTCGTTACATGAATACTATCGACGAATACATCAACCAGTTTGCATACGCCAAGACGATCTTTGGTAGGTATCGTCACCTTCCTAACGTAAGGTCACCTTTTAAGAATGTGCGTCGTGAGGCATTCCGACAGGGCTTGAACTTCACTATTCAATCTGCCGCTAGCGATATCCTACTGTGTGGTATGCTTGGTGTGATCGAGAAGCTCAAGGGTATGAAGGCTAAGGTCGTAGCTACCGTTCACGACTCTATCGAACTGATTGCTCCTAAGAACGAGACTAGGAAGGTTGTGGAGATCGTGAAGGATGAGCTTGAGAACTACCACTACCTAAGAGAAAACTTCCACATCAATCTCAAGGTTCCCCTCGGTGTTGATGTGGAAGTTGGTAGTAGTTTCGGTAATGGTGTAGAGTATGAGAGTTAGCGTTTTTTCTTAGCCAGAGTGACCCTACCTCTGCTATCAGTCTTGAGAACACCCATGTCTCTCATAAGTTGAATATTAGCCGCTCCAGTCTTCCCTTTCTTCTTAGCAGCTATCTTCTTTTCTTGGCCCCTCACACCCATACGATTAACTTGCTTTTTGCTCATAGGTCTTTCCTTACCGCCCTTTTGGAAATTCTTTTTCTGATCGCCTTTTGCGTCACCAGCGGCTGATACCTGACGGGTTGGAGCACTTGGACCTTCGTGGCCCTTGGGTGGTTGAATTCTTTCTCTACGATATTTACCACCACCTCTTCCTACAGTCGCCCGTCGAGAAGATTTTTTACTTTGCTTAGTTGTGGGTTGCGGATCCTTTTTAGCTTTCTCTTGTTTGTAGACTTTGGGATCTCCTCCTGCTTGTTGAATAGAAGCAGGAGTAGTTTTCATTCTAGGATCATCTGATTCTTCTTTTTTGCCGTAGTGCTCGTCATCTGCTTTGGCCTCGAAATACTTCCTTACCTTCTCGACAGCGTTAACAGGGTCCTCACCGTTAGCTATAGCCCTCCTAGCAGCCAACTTCATCTCCGTTGGAAGATCGTCTAGTGTCGCCTCCTTCACACAGTTAGGAACCATACGGTTACCCTTCTTCTTCATACCTCTAGCTTTATAGCCTTTCCAACAAGCTTCTGCTAATGCCATTCTTGCGCCTCTCACAATATCTGTAGAGGCTTTTTGAGATTCTGGCTTTTTAGGTTCTGGCTTTTTGGGTTCTGGCTTTTTGGGTTCTGCTTTGCCCTTGCCACGTAACCCAGCCATTATGTCCTTAATGTTGGCTCCCCTATTCCCACTCCTATCTCTTTTAATTACATTTCTTGTGATCATCTCAGCCATCTGCTGAAGAGCATTAGGATTAACATCAGTAGAGCAGTTCCATCTACGGCGAGCCGCCTTACCGCGCTCGCCTGTCCACCCTCTACTTCTGGCACAGAATGACTTTCGGCGTTTAGCCGCTTTACTTCCAGGCTTCAGCTTGGAAGGGGGTGTGGTCACAGCAGTCTTCAGTTTAGACCCAGGGTTTTGACGACGATATTTCTCAACACCTTTTTGTGTCAACCCTGCACCACTTTCAGTGGATCTTTTGTGTCCATCCTTCTGTGTCATACCAGACATATCACCTTTCTCTAATAAAGCTTGCTTAAATCTACCTGTCATGACTATAATGCTCCTAGACTATTTACCCCTATGACTTGCCACATGTTTAATAAAATTATAGACTTCCTTGAAGATGGGAAGAGTAAAGTTTCTCTCGTTGATTGTATGCTCAACGACTCTGCTCTTAAGACCGTCAATGCCGCACGCTGTTCTTACGACAATGAAAAAGAGCAGTTCGATGATAAGGATAAGAAGCTTACTAAGTTTCTTTGGACACATGAACACACATCTCCCTTCCGTCATAGCTACTATACGTTTCAGATAAAGCTGCCTATTTTTGTGGCAAGGCAGCTTATGAAATATCAGGTTGGTTCTGGGTTTAGGTCAATAGAAGCTGACGGAAGGGAGATCTTTATTGAAGAGTTAGATCACTTGTATGATATCGACAAGGGCTGCTCTTGGAATGAAGTGAGTGGACGATACACTCAGACTTCGGAGGATTACTACATTCCCAAGGAACTGAGGTCTAATCCCCCTCATGGTAATAAGCAGGCGTCTGATAAGTATCACAACCCTGTAAATGAAAACTCGATGGACTACCTGTATCCTGGTGAGATCACAGAGTTCATGGATGATGTTTGCAAGCGTGCCCTTCACCAGTATCACAGGTTTATCAAGAACGGTGTTGCAAAGGAGCAGGCCAGAATGATCCTCCCGCAAGGGATGTATACTAAGGCATACTGGACTCTTAGTCTCCAGAGCGTGATTTGGTTCCTACACCAACGCCTCAAGCCGGATGCTCAGTGGGAGATTCGTATGCTTGCAGAAGGTGTTTACGAGCTAGTTAAGGAAGACCTTGATCGCCTCGGTCTCGATAAGGAGAACCTGTGAATAAGTGCTTAGTTATAGGTGACACGCACTACGACACTAAGTGCGAAGGTTATCTTGAGAATCAGATCGAATCTACGATTAGGATTGTTGAAGGTGCAAAACCTACCCACGTTGTATTCCTTGGGGACATTTTCCACCACAGGAAACCAACACCAGAGGTTATCGTAGCTGTTCATAAGATGTTTCAAAAGCTGAGTCTCATACCCAGCTTGAAACTTATGTATGTGCTTAGAGGAAACCACGATTCGCAAAATAGGAACGATGACGGGTTGACTGCGCTGGAAACACTTTGCTATCCTGGGAGCAAGGTGCGGCTTGTCCAGCAAACCATAGTTGATACGGATCTTAACTTCTTACTTATACCGCACTACGAAGACGATGAGAAAATCAAGGAGCACTTATCACGAGGAGTTGATGAGCATACTGTCGCTTTTGGTCACTTCAGTTATTGTCCTGAGCATCTTGGTATTCGGGGCTTTGATTCTGATCTTAAGTTGAAAGACTTTCAGTGTCGCACTATCCTCGGACACATTCATAAGTATGTTGAGGACGAGCATGTAACTATCCTTGGCACACCTTGGAGCACAAACTATGGCGAAGCTGATAACGAGCACTTCGTTGGTGTAATGGAGGAAAACTCCCACGGCTGGGGACCACTTAATAAATTTAAAGTGACTTGTGGACCTCGTTTCTATGAAGCACCTTACGATGCTCTCGATGCGATGAAGGATGAGATCTCTGATCCAAACTACTTCACCCTGCTTCGTGTCACCCTAGACAAGTTTTCTGATGACCCTCCTTCTCTGCTGCGGGCCGACATACTTAATAAATTTAAAGTGGCTCATGTGGATCTGAGATTTCAGCCTGTATACGATGATACCTTAAATGATCGACTGTCGGGCTATGATCCTAATGTACCTCTAACAGTCATTGATGCTGATATCATCAAGAAGTATATTGCGGAGCAGTCCTCCACAATTCCTCATGAGTTGTTAGAGAATGGACTAGACCTAATTAAGCAATATGCAGATAACGAAGCTGATAGCTAAGAACTTCTATTCGTTTAGAAACTTAGAGTTAGACTTTTCCGACATGTCGGGGATCGTTAGGATTCTCGGTAGGAACAAAGATAGTGGTGGCTCTAACGGTGCTGGTAAGAGTGCTCTGTTTGAAGCCATCACCTGGGGCATCTACGGCATCACGATCAGGAAGTCTACGGAGGCTGCTCTAGTTAACGCTCAGGCGGGCAAGGATTGCTCTGTATGCGTTATTTTAGAGAAGAAGGGTATTGGCACGGTTAGAATTACGCGAGCTAAGAGGCCCACTTC